TGGGTACTCTTATTGGTAATGGTTCAGATGTAAATGTATTATACTCTAAATACGATTGGGAGTATGCAGGTAAATCTGGTGTGTCTGCTGACTTGAGAGCAGTACAAGTTACCAACTTAATACCTTACAACGTAGATGCAGATGCAGATAATGCATTTGATGTTGTGCCTGATGGTTTTGTGTCTAACGAAGCAGATGAAGGTGTAAAGTTTGCTTCCTAACTAAGAAAGGATAGGGGTGGTGGATTATCTACTACCCCTATATTTATTATGAAAACAATAGACACATTAGTTGAGGATATATATAATTTATTTGAACCTAGTATTAAGAATAATATAAAAGAAAAAGACTTAGATAAATATCTAGAACAATTTTCTAAAAGTGTAACTAATAATATTAAAACTGTTTTAAATGAACAACCTAGAAAGAAAAGAAAATTATCTTTATCTTCTATAGGTAAACCTACTAGACAGTTATGGTATGATAAACATTCTAATTCAGAAGCAAGACCTATTAGTCCATCTACTAGAATTAAATTTTTATATGGACATATACTAGAAGACTTACTTATATTATTATCTAGAGTTGCAGGTCACACAGTTACAGAAGAACAAAAACAAGTAGATGTGGAAGGTATAAAAGGACATCAGGATTGTAAGATAGATGGTGAATTAGTTGATTGTAAGAGTGCTAGTGGTTATAGTTTTAGGAAATTTGCTAATAATAATTTAGCATCTGATGACCCCTTTGGTTATATAGCACAAATATCTGCATACTCTGAGGGTAATAATGTAGATGAAGCATATTTTTTAGCAATAGATAAACAAAATGGTAGTCTTGCTTTGACTAGAGTACATAGTTTGGAGATGATAAATGCAAAAGAAAGAGTACAGTATCTTAAAAAGACATTGGAAAGTAAAAGAGTTCCTGATAGATGTTATAGTGATATTCCTGAAGGTAGTTCTGGGAATAGGAAGCTTGCTATTGGTTGTGTTTTTTGTCCTCATAAAAGAGAGTGTTGGTCTGATGCTAACAATGGTCAAGGACTTCGTGCTTTCAAGTATGAAAAAGGTACAACATATCTTTCACATGTTGCAAAAGAACCTAGGGTTCAAGAAATAATTAATTGGTAAAGGAAAAATATGACAATAAAAACACATATATTAGAAGCAGTTCATTCTCACTATACAGCAGAGAGAGATAAAGCATTAGCAAATATTAAGATACATCTTAACAATCCTGTAGGTGTAGGTGAACACCCTAAGATTGTAGAAGATGTTATTGAGTTAGTACATAAAGCATCTGAAGCAAAAGATGCGATAGAGATGTTATCAACTATAGTAAATAATGAAAAAGAAAATTGATATATTTTTAGATGTAGAATACAACAAACAAGAATTACCAGAACGAGGTTTATTTCTATCTGTTATTTTACAAGCATTATTAGATGCAACTAATAGTAAAAGTAAAGTAAATAAAGATAGAGCAATAGCATGGTTTTTTTGTAGTGTTGGTGTTACGTGTGATAACTTTGAGCAAGTATGTGAACATGCAGGATTAAGTCCTACATACACAAGAAGTTTTGCATACAAAGTTATTCACTCACCAGATTTAAAATATGTTAGACAAAGAATAAAAAAGATGATATAATATGACTTTTGATTTATTAACTTGTTTTATTACAGGAATAATACTAGGTATGTTTATTGTTTTAATAGCATACTTTTTAACTAGATTATAGGAGAGAATATGGGATTAATGGATAAAGCTATTAAAGAAATAGTAAAAGATACAAAAGGTTTTAAGAAAACAAATATAGAAAAAGAAGCTAAGATTGCTACAGATAGACAGGTAGGTGGTGACCATTATAAAACATGTAAGATACAACCTGTTGATTATATTGTAGAAAATAACCTTACCTTTCTTGAAGGTAATGTAGTAAAATATATTACAAGACATAGAAGAAAAGGTGAAGGTGCAAGAGACATTGAAAAAGTTATACATTATTGTGAATTAATATTGGAGAAAGATTATGGTAGGGAATAATTATTTACCAACAGAGTATCAGACGTTTATTCATGCGTCTAGATATGCACGTTGGCTACCTGATGATGGTAGAAGAGAGACATGGATAGAAACAGTATCTAGATTTAGTAATTTTATGCAAGGTCATTTAGATAAAAACTTAGGTGTGGTACTAGATAGTGAAGTATGGAGAAGAATAGAAGATAGTATTATAGGTTTATCTGTTATGCCATCTATGAGAGCATTGATGACTGCAGGAAATGCATTAGAAAGAGAAAACATTGCAGGCTATAATTGTTCTTATATTCCTATTGATAATCCAAAAGCATTTGATGAAGTATTATACATACTTATGAATGGCACAGGTGTAGGTTTTTCTGTTGAAAGACAATACATAGATAAGTTACCTACAATACCAGATAGAGAGTTTGAAAAGACAGATGATGTTGTTTCTGTTAATGATTCAAAAGAAGGTTGGGCAAGAGCATTTAAAGATTTAGTATCCTATTTGTATACTTGTAGAATACCTAAGATAAATATAAGTAAGGTTAGACCTGCAGGTGCTAGATTAAAAACATTTGGTGGTAGAGCTAGTGGTCCTCAACCTTTAGTTAATTTATTCGATTTTACTATTGATAAGTTTAAAAATGCTAAAGGTAGAAAACTATCCTCTATGGAGTGTCATGATATTGTTTGTAAAACAGGTGAGGTTGTGGTTGTAGGTGGTGTGCGTAGGTCAGCTCTTATATCTCTGTCTAATTTATCAGACCAGAGATTAAGAGTTGCCAAGTCTGGTGCGTGGTGGGAAACTAATCCAGAAAGAGCATTAGCTAATAACTCTGTAGCATATACAGAGAAACCAGATGCAGGTATATTTATGAAAGAATGGTTAGCATTATATGAAAGTAAATCTGGTGAACGTGGTATCTTTAATAGAAAGTCTGCTCAAGATAAAGCTAGAGAGAATGGTAGACGTAATGCTGATTGGGACTTTGGAACTAATCCTTGTAGTGAGATTATATTAAGACCTAATCAATTTTGTAATCTTACAGAGGTAGTTGTAAGACCTACAGATACAGAAGAAACATTACACGATAAGATAGAAGTAGCTACTATATTAGGTACAATACAAGCTACACTTACAGACTTTGGTTATCTTAGAAAAAGATGGCAAAATAATACAGAAGAAGAAAGATTGCTAGGTGTATCTCTTACAGGTATTATGGATAATAGTTTACTATCTAGAATGAGAACTCAGTTACCAGATGTATTAGGTAAGATGAGACATAAAGCTGTAATAACTAATGAAGAGTGGTCAAAGAAGTTAGGTATACCACAATCAACAGCTATTACTTGTGTTAAACCTTCTGGTACAGTTAGTCAATTAGTTGACTCTGCTAGTGGTATTCATGCTAGACACAATCCTTACTACATTAGAACAGTAAGAGGAGATAAGAAAGACCCATTAACACAGTTTATGGCAGACCAAGGCATACCTTGTGAAGATGATGTAATGCAACCTAATAACTCTGTCTTTTCTTTTCCTATGAAAGCAGACCCTAGTGCTATTTTTAGATATACTATGACTGCTATTGAACAGCTAGAGATATGGAAGTGTTATGCACAGCATTGGTGTGAACATAAACCATCAGTAACTATATCTGTTAAAGAACATGAATGGATTAATGTAGGTAACTGGTGTTGGGATAATTTTGATACACTATCTGGTATATCATTCTTACCCTTCTCTGACCATACATATCAGCAAGCACCTTATCAAGATATAGATGAGATACAATACAATGATTTACAATCTAAGATGCCAAATGGTATTGATTGGAGTAAGCTACAAGATTATGAAACAGAAGACAATACAAGAGGTTCACAGGAGTTAGCATGTAAAGCAGGTTCTTGTGAGTTAGTAGATATATAATGCTAGATTATATTGTAATAGTATTATGTATGGCATTAATATTAAATGCATTATATACATAAAAAGTTCTTGACTTTTATATTTATTTACTGTATAATTACACAATGAGTGCTAGAAATAGACTCATTTTTTAACTTGCTTAATAAGGAGATAAATATGTTTGAAGTAGATAATTTTTCAAGACAAGCTATTGGCTTTGATAGATTGTTTGATGTAATGAATAACATAAGAGGGACAGATACAAACTATCCACCTTATGATATTATAAAAAAAGATGAAGAAACTTTTGTTATAGAGTTTGCTTTATCAGGATTTAAGAAAGATGATTTGAATATTGTTGTTAAAGAAAATCATTTAACTATAGAAGGTGATTATGCAAGAGCAGAGGATAATGAATACTTGCATAAGGGTATTGCTAAGAGGTCTTTTACTAGGGACTTTGTTCTAGCAGACACGTTAAACGTTGAAGACGTTACATTCAGCGAAGGTATATTGAGAATTACTCTTAAGCAGATTGTACCTGAAGAACAAAAACCTAAGAAGATTAAGATTAATTAAATTGTAGGGGAGTTGTAAAAGACTCCCCATTTTTTTGGAGAATAAATGCATATGCTATTAAAAAAACAAATGGTAAACACAGTTTACGTAGGGTATGACCCTAAAGAACATACTGCTTATGAGGTATTAAAATT